GATAGACAATGACGGCCAATTAATACGCTTCAACACAATAGAAGAACTAAAAAAATACCTCCAAAACAAATAAAAAAAGCGGGAAAATTTCCCGCTTTTAAAAAATAAATTAAATAATTGTTTACCAATCCTCATCTTTTAGATCACCATTTATATAATCTTGAAAAATTTTAATCATTACATTAAAATAATCCTCGATTTCTTTTTTTGCACTCTCTTTAAAAAGTTTTCCGTTTCTTTCATAAACCGGATAAGTACTCCATTTACTGCCGGAAAAAGGAACAGGATATTTTTCTGTCTCCATTCTCAAATCTGTAATCTCATATCTAATTTTCCCATCTTTAAATCTCAATTCAGTATCATACCAAAAATCAACCGGAAATTTTGCGCCCGAATTGTTGTATTTAAATACGTTTGGTCTAAAAGTGCTAAATCTCAAATATTCGTCTTCGGCTTGCGCTTTAATTGACTCTTTTGGGTTCTTCATATGTTCATTAATAAATCCTAAAGATTTTTCGTACAAGTCCATTACCGACACTCCTTCAAAATCAAGAACAATGTAGCTTTTCTCTAAATCAGTTGCATCCCTTAATCCTTCAGGTGTAACAGTAAAATTTTGCGCAAATAATGAAAATGCAGGAAATAGTAATAGCATTAATAAAATTTTTCTCATGATCATAAAATTTTAACAATTAAAAAGTTACGCAAATATAACTAAAAAACGCAGTTTGTTCGGAAAAAACGAACAAAAAACCGCCCCGTTTTTCGGGGCGGCATGCAGTAGATTGCAAGAAAAAGGTGTTGAATCAGTTCTTAAAGCTCTACTGCCAATAATTCGCGTCCTAACTGGTGTAATCCCTGCTCAATTTTTTTGCGCTGCGCCGGGCGTGGCTTTTTCAAACCGGTAGAGTATTGGTGTATCAACTTTTGATTTATTCCGGTAATCCGTTCGATGGCAGGATTGGATAATATGCCTTTATAATATTGCAAAAGGCTTTCCGCATCAAACTTATACACTAACTCATAATCACCTTTCAATGCGGCTGGTATTTGAGAATCATCAAATGTTTTAATAGTTTCTATAGCATCCAATATGGATTGTTTACACTCCTGAACAGTGTCTCCAGCGCCGTAAATTCCTTTTACATTTTGGGCGTATGCACCAAAAGAATCTGAACTTTTTTCAATTATGATTTGTATTGTCTTCATTTTATTATTTTGTTGTGGAAATGGGTTATATCCCCATTTCCTTTTTTAAACTTCTCTCTAAGCCTTTCGGCATCTCTTTTGTCCCATGATTGGGAATAGATACCGTCTGTCCGTTTTTCTCCCAAATCTCATGGCTTCCTTTTCCCCGTCTGAGAAACCGCCATCCGTTTTTTCTTGCCTGCTTTAAAAAGTCGCTGTACTTCATTTTGTATATTCTTTACTGATTCAACAGTACAAAGGTATATAAATATATACTGAATAGCAAAGAAAATAAGAAATATTTTTATGTTATAAGCATGAAAAAACCATAATAATTGACGATTTTATGAATGGAATAGCCGATTCTCGACCAATTTTTCACGTATTTTTTTTACAACATTTTGATATACAACAGAAAAACATGTAAAAACAGTGTTTTACTATGTTTTTACACGAAAGAGAGACCGCCCCGCTCTGCCCTTTACTTGCAATTACGACACTCCAAATGTCTGGGAAATGTGATTTTATGTTAATTAATGCAT